ATCTCACCTACAACCAGGTCGGCATCAAAGAAGATATTTCTGATATTATCAGCAATATTACGCCGACAACAACTCCCTTCTTGTCATCAATTGGCAAGGAGTCAGTTCACAACACACTGTTTCAGTGGCAAGAAGATAGCCTAGCGGCTGTCGCAGAAAATGCTGAAGTTGAAGGCTTTACAGCTTCATCAGCTACACTGACACCAACAGTGATGCGTTCGAACTACACCCAGATCCAGTCAAAGACAATTAAAGTGTCTGCGACTTCAGACGCAATCGACGCATACGGTCGTGCGCAAGAAACTGCTTACCAACTTTCGAAGAAAGCCGCTGAATTTAAGCGTGATATCGAATTTAACTTGGTTGGTAACCGTGCATCAGGCGGCAACGACGCTGTAGCTGGTACATCATCAGCAGCTCGTTACACAGCCAACATCCACGGTAACGACGCAGGCTCAAATGGCGTGATCGACTCATCAGTTCAAGAAGCTGGTGGTACTGCAGCACTGTCTGAACAGATGATCCTTAACCTTGGCGACAAGCTGTATGACGAAGGCGCAGAGGCATCAATCCTGATGATCAAGCCCGCTGACTCAACTGTGATCGCTGGTTTCACTCGTTCAGCTGTTGGTTCTGGTAACGCTCGTCAAGAGCACTTCACTAACGGTGGTCGCACACTGATGAACGTCGTTGATGTCTACATCTCTCCATACGGTGAGCAGCGTGTAGTCATGAACCGGTTCTTGAAGACTGATGTCGCGTTCATGTACGACCCAGCCAACTGGAAGATTGCCGAGCTTCGCCCAATGACTCGCGAGTTACTCGCAAAGACTGGCGATGCCGACACACACATGATGGTAACTGAGTACGGACTCAAGCACGCCAACTACAAGGCGTCTGGTCTGATCACTGCACTTACCTAAGTGATAACGTGGGCACTTCTGGTTTTGCTCTCCTTACAGGAGTGCCCACGCTTATAAGGAGATTACTATGAGTGATAAACTCATCGATACGACTACGAATATACGTCAAGACACTGACGGTTTGTGGCGTACTACACAGCAAGAAATACCTGACTCATATCTGTCTCAGCTCGCTGAAGAGCGCAACGACAATGGTATGACAAAATCTGGTGAGATGATGAAAATGGCATCGATACCTGTTGTCGTCGTTGAAGAGATGGCGAAGCAAGGTTTGGACGTCTACAAAGCACCGATTAAAGACATTATAAAATGGCTCAAGAATAACGAAATGGGACACTTTATTACTTCGGATAAGAGGATATAAAATGGCTACATACGCAGCTTTGCAGCAGGATGTAATTGATCTCGTAAACAGATCTGATTGCACCACCACACTTGCGCAGCAGTTTTTACAACAAGCCCAACGTAAGATTATGCGCACGCTGCGGTTACCTGCGTTAGAGCAGCGCCAACAAATCGTTGTTGGTACTACAACAAACTTTATATATGACTCGACTTCTGGCATTTACTTTATACCGTCAGACTTCATTCAGCTTGTCTACATTTACGATGATGACAATATGCTTGAGCGAGTTCCATTGCGAGACTTTTTAGCAAAAGAGGCTCGTTTTGGTATTACAGGAAAGCCAAGATTTTACACAAGAATACAAAACGGATTTCAGCTAACGCCTAAACCACAGTCTGGTCATGTGTTTAATGTCATCTATTATATGGACGACCAAGCACTAGTAAATTCAACTGACACAAATGTGTTGAGTACAGTGTGTCCTGACTTATTTGCTTACGCAGCAGCTTTGTATGCTTGTGACTATTTTAACGATAAGCGTAAAGCAGTGTTTGAAGACATGTTTAACAAGCTGCACATAGAAGTGCAGGCGCTCGCTGATGCATCAGATGAAGCAACAGTAGATGCTGCAGTACAGCCTTCATTCCAATACGAAAACGATTTACTTAACTGAGGTTCAATATGTCCAGCTCATTATATCAAGGCATTGGCACCACGCCACAGCAGTTAACTACAACATCACAACAACTACAAGGTTACGTAACCAGCGCTGAGCAAGCAGCAACAAACGCTGGTACATCTCAGACTGCAGCTGAGACAGCTCTCGACCTATTTGACGATCGTTTTTTAGGCGCAAAGAACTCAGATCCGACACTCGACAACGACGGTAACGCTTTAGTCGACGGTGCCTTGTATTTTGACAGCACATTAAATGTGATGAAAGTATACGACCTTGCTGGTACAGCATGGCTGCAATTAAACTTAAGCTCATCACAGCAAGCAAGCGTCAACACTTTAGTTTCTGTTATCACACCTACTAATCACATTGCAGCTCTCGGTCCCGTGGTCACTGAAATTGCAACAGTCGCAGGTCAAATAAGCCCGACAAACAATGTAGCTGCAGTAGCAGGAGACGCAACAAATATTGGCTTAGTTGCTGGTGTTTCTACTGACGTGTCTACTGTTGCTGGACAGATTAGTCCAACGAACAATATAGCAACTGTAGCAGGACGAGATGCTGACATAAGCACTGTAGCTGCAAGAGACGCAAACATAGGTACTGTAGCCGGACGAGATGCTGATATAGCCACAGTAGCTGCAAGAGACGCAAACATAGGTACTGTAGCCGGACGAGATGCTGATATAGCCACAGTAGCTGCAAGAGATACCAACATAGGCACTCTAGCTTCTATTTCTGGTGACATCACAAGTTTGGCTAATGCTCTCGGAGCAACAACAACTTACGTTGTAACAGTTGCTCAAAGTGGCGGCACAAATGTTTTTTACGTAGACGGTGTTGCAAATCCGACTCTAACATTTACCAGTGGTAACACATACGTATTTGATTTGTCTGACAGCACAAACACTGGACATCCACTTGCATTCAAAGATGGATCAGGTAATAGCTACACAACTGGTGTTACTACAACAAACGCAGCAGGTTCGACAGGTGCACAAGTACAGATAGATGTTGCAGCAGGTGCGCCTGCGTCGCTCAGATATTATTGTACAGTGCACGGAAACGGCATGGGCAATACAATCTCTGTAGTTAACAGTAATTTGTCTATTGTTGCGACAAACATCGCGTCAGTTAATACTGTTGCAAATTCGACAAACATAGCAAACATTACTGCAGTAGCAGGTGACGCTACAGACATCGGAACAGTTGCAACAGATTTAGCTGGCTCAAATACAATCGGCACTGTTGCTACAGACTTGTCTGGTACAAACACAATAGGCTCTGTCGGTGGTGCAATAACAAACATCAACAGCGTTGCTGGTGCGTTGACTGCAATAAACAACGTCAATACTAACCTGTCTTCAGTGCAGAACTTTGGAGACACCTATTTCGTTGGCTCTACACAGCCATCAAGCCCAACTAACGGTGACTTGTGGTTTGATACAAACACTGGCATAGACAAGCTCAAAGTTTGGGATGGGTCTACATTTGTACTAGCTGGTTCAACAGTCAATGGAACAGCAGAGCGGGTAAGCTATGTGGTTGGAACATCACAAGGCGGTTACACAGGCTCAACTACAGTCTTCCCAGCGACATATGATGTGGGCTTTGTTGACCTTTACTTGAACGGTATAAAGCTAACGCCAAGCGACTTCACTGCAACAAACGGCACAAGCATTACACTGGCTTCAGCAGCTTCAACGAATGACACTGTAGACATTGTGGCTTACGGTCAATTTGTTGTTGCTAACCTTGCTACAAACAGCCTGACTGATGTGAACTCCAATGGCGTTACAAACGGTCAGGTGTTGGCTTACAACAGCACATCAGGTGACTTCGAGCCTACAACAATAACAGTGCCACCAGCAGACCTGGTCAATGATACATCACCTCAGCTTGGTGGCGAATTGGATACCAATGGCAACGCAATAAGGTTTGGTGCGTCTAAGTGGACTATCGAACTGGACACAGGCGATAACGACCTCAACTTCAAATACAACGGCACGACTGTGTTCAAGCTGTCTTCAGCTGGTGCAGTGGTTGCTGCCGACAACATTACAGGATATGGCACACCATGACCTTAGGAACAGGCGCAGTATCATTCAATGATATTCGCACTGAGTTCAGTATGTCTGGGGCTATTAGTTATGCTGATTTGTACAGGGGCGGTTCTAACGTAAGAGCCAAAGCTGGTGACAATACTGGTGTTAACCTTGCAGCCTCAGTTCCTACATCAGGCGAAATATCAATCGCAAACTTTCAAGGACAAGCAAAAGGCTTTCGCTACACCTTTACATCTGGTGCAACCAATCAAAACGCAAGCACACTGTTTGGCGATGATTATGATTTAGACTACCCAAAAGAGATTGTGATCAACGCAGGTGTCGAGTTAGGTGCAACAAGTTCATCAGAGGAAGCACTAGAGGTTCCTTCTGGTGGCGCAGGCACGATCACAATCACAAACAATGGCACTATCAGCGGCGCAGGTGGCACAGCTGGTGGTGGTACAGGTGGTGATGCTTTTGAAGCTGCTTCCACTTGCACACTAGTCAACAACGGTATCATCAGAGCTGGTGGTGGCGGTGGTGGTCAGGGTGGCACTGGTGGCGGTGGCTCATATTCATCAACTAGCTATTCATACGTAGCTAACCATACCTACTGGTCTTACAACTGTGGCTGGACTACGATTTATAGAAACGGCAGCTGGTCAGGAACTAGCTTTGCTTCATACTGGTGGCAAACCTCGTACGGCAGTTACCGAAGAGGCTCACTCCAGTACGGCACACTTCAAGAATGTGGTGCGCTTTCTCGTTTTCAACTTGGCATAGTTGGTACTACCAACACTAATGGTGGCTCTGGCGGTGCAGGTGGAAAAGGCCAAGGCTATGTAAGTGCACACGCAAGTGGCTCTGGTGGTTCTGGTGGTGGCACTAATGCTGGAACAGGCGGCACTGGTGGTGCTGGCGGCACTTACGGTAACGTAGGTAACACAGGAGCTACTGGAAATAGTGGTAACAGAACAGGTGGTTATGGCGGTTCTGGTGGTGGTGCAGCTGGCAAATACATTCGAGGTATTAGTTACGTTTCTTATACGAACAACGGCTCTCACCTTGGCGGCACAGCATGACGCCAGATGAACGCTATAGCATTTGCAAGTCATGCGAGTGGTTCAGACCTTCAATAAAACAATGCAAAAAATGTAGCTGCTTAGCGTGGCTCAAAGTTCAATTACAAACGGCAAAATGCCCTTTAAGGAAATGGTAACATGACAGCTTATACAGTTGGCGAAATAGAAAACAACGTCGCTAAAATTATATTCAGCGATGGTTCTTGGTCATACGTAGAACTTAGTGACGACATGACTGAGGCGCAGCTAGACGACTATGTAAATGCAATCACACCGATTCATTTAAAAACAGGCGCTGGCACACCATCGTTTTTACAAACAGGTCAAAGCAGAACAGCAGCTGCAGCTTTATCTGTAAACCCAGATTGGCTACAGGCTCGCTTGGACGCCTATGGCACTGTCGATAGTCAAATCGAGTACATCGCAGAAAATGGTCTAGCAGCATGGCAATCACATGTAGCTGACATCAAAGCAGCTAACCCTAAACCGGAGTAAGACATGACTAGAGCAAGAGACTTCGCAGATGTAATTAGTGGGCAGTTTGATATACCTGTTGGTTCACTGGATAACGCTGTTGTTGGTGATGGTGGTATTACGACTGCTAAATTAGCTGATGCTGCTGTTACTACTGCTAAATTGACTGATGCAAATATAACGACTGCTAAACTTGCTGATGGTTCTGTAACGGGTGCTAAATTATCAGTACAGTCTAGTGATTTTAAAATGACTGATTTGACCAGTAATTCTTTCTATCGCACTGGCACATGGACACCTATTTTTTCCAGCAGTGGTGCGACAAGTCCAAATGTAAGCGATATTTTTACTGGTTCTAGTTACACTAATCAATATGGACAGTATGAAAGAATAGGTGATCTTGTTCATGTGTATTGTAAACTTGAACTTGCGGCTTCTGTTACTTACCAAAATGGTGGTGCAACTAATCAAGCATTAGTAGTTTCAGGATTTCCGTTTAATATAAAAACAAATAGTAGTTATTTCCCAATGAGTTCGGGTATGTACTCTTATACAAATAATAATAGTGGTTGGACTGGATACACTTGGACAGGGATGATGATGCAAAGTGCCAAAAAATCAATGGCAATATTGTATGGAGTTACTAATGGTATGAATACAGGTATAGTGACTGACCATATGAATAATGGCACTACATCTGAAATGGGTTTTAATATCACTTAT